AGAAAACAATATAGACTTAATAGAGGAGATAAAAGAATTGATTCATAAAAAGTCTCCATTAAAAGGTCAGCCCGTAAACAGAATCAGATGGGTTAAGATTGAAGATGTTTCTCCAAACGACTATAACCCAAATTCAGTAGCCAAAAAAGAGATGGGGCTTTTGTATACTTCTATTAAGCACGATGGATACACTCAGCCAATAGTGACTATACAAGATAAAGATTTAGATAAGTATGTAATTATAGATGGTTTTCATAGATATTATACAGCTAAGACTAATCAAGATATTCTTGACAGGAATAAGGGGTACATACCTATCGTTGTTTTAGAAAAAGATATTAATGACAGAATGGCTAGCACCGTAAGACATAATAGAGCTAGGGGTATGCACTCTATCGCTGGAATGTCAAATATGGTTTTTACTATGTTAGAGAACGGATGGGCAGATGAAGATATATGTAATGAGTTAGGTATGGGAGTTGATGAATTAGTTAAGCTGAAACACATTACGGGCTTCTCTAAGCTCTTTAAAGATGCAGAATATAATAAGGCTTGGGAGACAGCGAATCAAGTACGCTTAAAGCTCAAGTATAAAAAAGAAAATAATGGACAAAAGTAGACACATAAAAAAGGAGAGTCTTTTAAAAGCTCTTGAACAGAGTTTGGGGGTTGTGACTGTAGCTTGTAAGAAGGCAGAAATACCTAGAAGCACATACTATAAATGGCTATCTGAAGATAAAGAGTTTGCAAAAGAAGTAGATGACATAATAAATATAGCTCTAGACTTTGCAGAAAGTCAGCTACATAAACAAATAGGCGATGGCTCTACTACTGCAACCATTTTTTATCTAAAGACTAAGGGCAAAAATAGAGGATACATTGAAAGGCAAGAAATAGACTTAGGCGAAAACAATCATTTTAAAATTGAAGTGATAGATGAAGGAGCTCAAGACTAATGTTATATGGAGGCATTTAGAAAATTCTGACAAAAGAATTGTCATTGAGCAAGGAGGCACTCGTTCAGGAAAAACATATAATATTTTACTTTGGTTAATATTTGGTTACTCGTTAAAAACCACAGGCAAAACTATATCAATAGCAAGAAAAACTTTTCCAGCTTTAAGGACTTCTGCTATGAGAGATTTTATTGAGATATTAAAAACTTATGATTTATACGATGAGGACTCGCACAACAAGTCTTCTGCTGAATATAGGCTTAGAGGTAATCTGATAGAATTTATATCATTAGATAGCCCTCAAAAGGTTCGTGGAAGAAAAAGAGATGTCTTATTTATTAATGAGGCTAACGAATTACATTGGGAGGATTGGCAGCAGTTAGTTTTTAGAACAAAAGACAAAATAATTCTTGACTATAACCCATCAGACGAATATCATTGGATATACGAAAAGGTAAAAACGAGAGACGATGCAGACTTTTACATAACAACATACAAAAACAATCCGTTCTTGCCACCTGAAATTAAGATGGAGATTGAAAGGTTAAGAGATACCGATGAAAATTATTGGAATATTTATGGGCTAGGGGAGGTTGGCAAGTCTCGTAGTATTATTTTTAATTCAAGCGTTGTAGATGATATTCCTAGTAGTGCAACATTCTTGTCTATGGGTATGGACTTTGGCTATACAAACGATCCTACCACCTTAATAGCAGTTTATAACTATGACAATACTTTGTATTTTAAAGAATACATATATCAAACGGGGATGACTAATAGAGACATAGTAAATGAGTTAGAAAGGTTAGGCATAAACAGACGATCCGAAATATATGCAGATAGCGCAGAGCCTAAAAGCATAGAGGAGATTCATAGATTTGGCTGGAATATAAAGCCTGCTACAAAAGGAAAGGATTCAGTAAACATAGGTATTGATATGTTAAGGAGATATAACCTTTGCGTAACTAAACAAAGCACAAACACAATTAAAGAGTTTAGAAATTATAAATGGCAAGAGGACAAGAACGGGAATATCTTAAACACACCTATTGATCTATACAATCATTCTATAGATGCACTCAGGTATGCAACATATAACAAGCTATCAAGACCGAACTATGGCAAGTATTATGTAAGGTAGTTTTAAAACGATTTGTTTATTAACTTATTGTGTCGTATATTTACACTATAACCAAAACGATAAAAACAGTAACAATGGAAAATAACATCTTACAATACGACAGAAATCATTTTAATTATATTCACTCAGATAACTTCGATATAGTCTATACAGACTCTTTTGCTAAACTTCGCATTTATAGTGTACACAAAAGCAGATACGGAGGTACATCAAAAAAGCTAATAGAAGCTACAGAAGGTGTAAATCATAACGAAATGACATACGATTTTATTATAAGGCACGCAGAAAAATACAACTTCGATGAGGTTTCATTAATATTCGAAGCTAACGATTTAGCAAATGAATTTTATTACGCAACAAATCCAAAATGAAAAAGAAACTAACACTCGAACACTATGTGGCTTACTTTGTGGCAGCCCTGATAATGACCGCAGTATTTTTATTACCACTCGCAGGCACCGCCCTGATTAAATACCTTTTTAACTTATGAGACATTTAGACAGATACAAACAGAATCTTCGCATTATAGACAATAATGTATATAGCTACAACACTAATGTTGCTACAATCGTAAATGACAAACTTATCGTTCTAGGATGGTGGTCAGTTACAACATCGAAACATATTAATTATGTTGCAAGAGAATTAGACCTTGACATAATTCGATCATAATTATTATATTTACTATATGAAGAGTGCAGACGATTTACTTTATAATAGCAATATAAAGCTAATCTTAGACATTTTAGATAAGTGGAGTAAGGCCAAACCCGATAACAAAGAGTTAAGGGCTTTAATCGAGGCTTTTTGGGAAATAACTACATTCGTCTCAAAGCTAAGAGTTTCAGAACAAGATGCAAAATTAGAAGCATCCGATAATAAAAGAGATCACAATGTAACTAAATTACATCTTAAAGATATCGGAAAAGTTATTCAAAAATTAATAGATGAAGATTATGAAAAAGTCACCTGATTATTATATGGGCAAGTATATGAAGATCGAAGCTAAGAATGTAGTTTGGGATTTTCAAGATAACAATTATAACTTAGGAACTGCGCTTACTTATATTATGAGAGCTGGCAAGAAACCAAACAACCCAATTACTCAAGATATAGAAAAAGCAATACATCATTTAGAGATGGAGTTAGAAAATCAAATATACATTGAAGGCTTAAAGAATAGGTAAGTTGGTCGTTTTTGGTTAGACGATAGGGGTGAGCAGAAATGTTCACCCTTTTTTATTACTTTAGAGTTTAGAAAATATATCAAAAAAATACGTTATATAATTGTATATGAAAGCTCAACTATATGTTCCGAATAATCTCAACGAGATTACATTAAGACAATATCAAAAATTTGTTAATCTTAAAGATCAAGATTATAACGAAATAATGATACAGAAAAAAATGGTGTCAATTTTTTGTATGATTAAAGAATCAGAAGTTGACAAGATTAGATATTCTGACGTTGAAAATATTACAAGCAAGCTAGGCGAAATGTTTGATCAAAAGCCTAATTTAGTTAAATTCTTTAAGGTTAAAGGAATTGAATATGGTTTTATACCTAATCTTGATAATATTAGCTTAGGAGAGTATATTGACCTAGACACCTACATAGGCGATTGGGAAAATATTCACAGGGCTATGAATGTTTTATATCGACCTGTTCAAAACAAAAGACAACATCAATATGTAATTGAAGAGTATAACGGAGAAATGAATAATGACATTTTAGATATGCCATTAGATGCAGTAATTAGTTCTGTTTTTTTTTTCTATCATTTAGGGAGGGAATTAGAGATAGTTTTCCAGAATTATTTGACGAGGTTGGGGGAGAAACAACAAGCAGATTATCACAGTTTAATCAAAAATGGGGATGGTATAGCTCAATTTGGGGACTCGCTCAAGGGGATATTACAAGATTTGAACATATCACAAAATTAGAAATGCATCAATGTTTTCTTATGTTATCATTTATGAAGGAAAAAAACGAGTTAGAAGCTCAACAAATTAAAAACAAAACCAAATGAGCAATAACGACAATCAAGCAGTAAGAGGTTTTTATAAATTAACTGAAACAATAAAATCTCAGCTATTAAACGATATTAATGTAAATACAGTAACCACAGGGGAGCTATCTAATGTAAACCTAAACAAGCAAGACATATTCCCGATGTGTCATATTATTATTAATAGTGTAACAGACGAAGAGCAAGTTCTGCGATTTAATATATCTGTGTTGGCTATGGACATAGTTGATCAATCTAAGGATGAGACATACGATATATTTACAGGCAACGACAACCATCAAGACATCTTAAATACACAACTAACCGTTTTAAATAAGCTCATACAAGTATTAAGAATGGGGCAGCTATTTACAGACAAATATCAGCTTGATGGCAACCCTACACTCGATCCTTTTTATGATAGATTCGAAAACGAGCTTGCTGGGTGGACAGCCACAATGGATGTAATGATTTATAATGACATTTATATTTGCTAATGAAATTTGTTAACGTAAATAAGGTGCTAAACAACTTTGGTAAAAAGGTTGTCAAAGAATCCCGAAGCAATCTAACAAGAAAAAAGATGGGTAAAGGAGACTTATACAATACGTTGACATATAAAATAGATCAAAAAGGTGCTGATACTCTATTTGATTTTTTAATGGAGCCATATGGAAAGTTTCAAGATGCTGGAGTATTCGGAGCTAAACCAAAAATGGTAAAGAATGGAAAGCAAAAAGGAAAATCTACAGATACTATTTTTGAAAAATATTCGTATAAAAACAAAAAGCCACCATTAGCCCCTATGATGAGTTGGGCAAAATCTAAAAACATAAGATTTAGAGATGCTCAAGGAAAATTTGTAAAAGGAAATTATAGAACTATCGGATTTTGGCTACAAAAGAGAATATTTGCTCAGGGGATAAGTCCTACCCTATTTTTTACAAAGCCCTTTAGAAGAGCTTATAATGCCCTTCCTGATCAATTAGCTGAGGCATATAGACTAGACATAGAATTAAATTTAAAAACTAACAAATAAAACAATGGCATTTTCAGCACTTAGAAGCCCTCAGTATATAAATACCCTTGCAGCATCAGGTACGCTTTCTCATAGCTTAGAAATAAGTGTAGGGGGGACATTAAGATATACGTTACTTAAAAACACAACACCAGCAACTTATGTGGTTTGGGAATGGGCTGAATTAGTTAGGGATTATTTTACACCGACTTTTACAGGCACATATCCTGTTGACCTAATAAGTGTTTCTTTAGTAATGAAGTCATACGCTGGTGTAAATGGAACAGGAACTGCTACAACTATTTCTACAACGGCACTTGAAGCTCTTGATGGTTATGGTACATTTATGGAAGGAGTTAACCCTACAATATCATCTACAGGTGGATGGTTAGTATGTGCAAAAAGACCATCAGATAACAAATACGTAATATTTATTCCAACAGGAGTAAGTGGCAAAGTGCCTTCAGCAACAGAAGGAACATTAAGGTATCAATCATATTCTACAACCGACACAACATTACAATTACAAGATGGCGGAGAAGAAGATGAGTTGATTATTGAGAGAATAGATTGTACAAAATATGGTGCTGGAACTAAGTTTACATTTTTAAATAAGTATGGTTTATTGCAAGACCTTTACTTTTTCTTAAAACAAGTCAAAACATTAAACAGAACTAGGGAACATTATCAGAATAATACCTTACAAACAGGACAAGCAACTATTACTTATAGTGTAAATCAAGCAACAAAACAATCTTTTAACACAGAGGCTATCCAAAGCAACACTTTTAGCTCAGGGTATTATCCTGAATATGCAAATTGTTATTTTGAAGAAATGTTATTATCTAATTATATATGGATGACAAGAACAAATGCTGCTGGTGCAACTGAGATTGTTCCTGTAATAGCTAAGACTTCAAATATGGTTTACAAAACCTCTTTAAACGACAAGCTAAT